ATCTTGATTTAGCGTATAGTGGGTGGTTAGGGGGTGTCTATGGAAGAGGTTAGATCGGGCTTGTGGGTAGGCAGGGAGTGTGAATGGGAGGGGTGTAGGTGGGTGGTTCATGCGTGTAAGAATCCTTGTCATCGGGATGCCTTGGGCTATGTGGGGTCTTTGGATTCGGGTCATGAGCATTATTTGTCTTATCGTCGGGGCTGTTCTTTGTATTTGAATATGATTGATCCGAAGGTGCCGTTGTTTCAGGTGTCGATGTTTCAGGAGTTTTTGAGGTTTGCTGATGAGTGCTGGCCGAGGGGTGAGGGATTGTTAATACATTGCAATCAGGGGTTGTCTAGGTCGCCATCGTTGGCTTTGCTGTTTATGGTTAGGCTGGGTGAGCTAAGTAATAAATCTTATGATGCGGCCAGGTCTGAGTTTGAAGTGTTGTATCCGCGCTATTCTCCTGGTCGAGGGATAGAGATATTTTTGTCTTCCCATTGGGGTGAGTTGTCTTCGCTCTAGATGTTGTGGTTAGGGGGTTGCTTTTCCCGTTATTATACCTTATGTTGTGCATGAGGCTTTTATAGGGGATAGGTATGGGTGTGTCGTTGCCAGCGGAACGTGCGGATGACTTGCGTCAACAGATGGCTTTGGGTCACAGTGGTGTGCTGTGGGATCGTCTCTCTAATGCGCTGTTGGACGCGATGGGTGACGGCCTGGAGAGGTCTCTGCTCCCTCCTGATGAGGTTGAGCGACTGCGTGAGTTGGGGTGTAGGTCGGCGGGAGAGGCGGCGTTGTGGCGTATACGGGACAGTCTTGACCCTGCCCACAATGCAAAGTTTCTATCGCTACTCATCCAGAGTTTGCCGAAGCGTCAGGAGATGACGCGTGTTAATGTTGACCTGAAGGATATGTCGCTGACGGAGTTGCTGACAGCCGGTGGTGTCGACATTACGGAGGTGGAGGTAGAGGATGTACGGTCTGGAGATACGCCGTCAGATTCGTCGTCGTAGGGGTATGCTGGGCTATACGATGAAGGATATGGCTGAGGGCCTGGGTATAACACACAAGTCATACGGCTGCATGGAGAATGGCAAGAGGAATCTTCATGTAGCATTCCTGGAAGCGATAGCCGATATCCTGAAGACGACGCCAGAGGAGCTATACCGCAATGTTTCACGTGAAACACGGAGTGGATAATGCGAAGACGTAACCAGAAAAGAGTATACGGCACCCCCTACCAGGACCCTGCGGGGTCAGAGATGCATGAAGAAGCCGATGATCCTGATGGATTTAATCGATGGCATAGAAAAAAGCAGCAGTCGATTGCTCCCCGTAGTCGGTGGTCTATTCGTCCCGCAAAGGTAGCAACGGGATATGGCGCAAGGCTGAAAAGGCGATTTGGATAATGCCAAACTATAAAGGCAAAAAGTATCCCTATACAGCCCAGGGTATGCGGCAGATGCAGAAAGATATGCGGGATGAGGGTATGGACAGTGCCAATAAGGGCACAGAAGACCCCTTTAATTCCTGGCTAAGGAAGAAAAACCAGAAGCTGGGGATGCGTTGAACATACCAGACAAAGAATTTTTCCAGACGTGGAAAGATTTTTATAGGCTTTGTATAGGCCTTCCGTCACCGCCAGCGGTAAACACTAACACACTACTCTTGCAAAAGTATCTAAATCTGTTCCTGTTCAAATGAACATATACCTTCAGGAAGCACTAGCACGGGAGAAGGCCAAAGGGTCTTTTGAGGAATACCGTCGCTATATCTCTGAAGATTATCAGGATTGGTCGTATGTAGGTCTTGTCAACGACCACCTGCAAAAGGTATATGACGGCGACATACGCCGTTTAATGGTCTTTATGGGGCCACAGCATGGCAAGACCAAGGCTGTATCTGAAGACTTTGCCTCCTACTGGATTGGCAACAGGCCCAAGACCAGCGTCATAGGCACAGCATACAACTATGACAGGGCCATGGACTATGGTCGCGATGTCCGTACAAGGGTACGATCCCCGGAGTTCAAGGCCATATTCCCTGAAGTCAGCATGAACCCCGACTCCACAGCGGCAGACAGGTGGTCCGTGATGAGTGGGGGCGGATACTATGCCGCAGGCGTAGGCACAGCCCTCACAGGACGCCGTGGAGACCTTATGGTGATCGATGACCCCTTCTCCGGGCCAGAGGACGCCAACAGCGAACTGTCGCGAGAGAGGGTCTGGAAGTGGTATAACACGGTGTTCAGGACGCGCCTGTCTCCCGGCGGAGCCATTGTCCTTGTGATGACGCGGTGGCACGATGACGACCTCGCGGGAAGGCTCCTGGAGAAGCAGGGCGACAGGTGGGCGGTGCTGGAGATTAAGACCGAAGCAGAGGAAGATGATATCCTCGGACGTGAGGCAGGGCAGTATCTCTGCGATGCCCCCGGAGGAAGCCGATACTCACAGGAAGACTATGATGAGATGCGGCAGGATATGCCGCCCTATGACTGGTCGGCCCTCCATCAGCAGAACCCTGTCCCCACTGAGGGGCTGTTCTTCCAGAAGAACTGGTTCCCCCGCTATGATGTCGTCCCTGAGAACGCCACCTACTACGTAACGGCAGACCTCTCATACGCAGGGAAAGAAACCAGCGACTATGCCGTAATCATGGCATGGGCCATAGACCACGAAGCCAACTGGTATTGTGTCGATATGTGGCGCGACAAAGCCACCCCCGACGTTATAGCAGACCAGATGGTGAGCTTCCTGGAGCAATACAAGCCCTATGAGGCCGTGCTGGAGAAGGTAGACGACAACTTCGGCGGAGCCATCATACGCAGCCGCATGGACGAGAGGCGCATATTCTGCAACCTCGCCACCGTCTCTGCCGCAGGCAACAAGTCAGCGAAAGCCACAAACTACAGGGGAAGGATGGCCCGTGGCAAGGTGCTGTGGCCCGACAAGCCGTGGGTAGAAGATGTCATCCACGAGCACCTCAGATTTCCTAATGGCAAGAATGACGATATCGTAGACAACGGCTCCGTATTGGGAAGGCACCTCGACAACATCAGCACCCCCAAGTTTATAAAGCCTGCACAGCGCATAGGCACAGACACAGGGCAGGCACTTATAGACAGCATACTTGAATCCGCATCAAAACCCATGAGCAGGTATGGCTGAACAAATAAAAATGTCGGACAAAGAGGTAGACCACTGGTGGAAGTCCATAAGCAACCGCAAGAAGTTTATGGAGCCACACCACACAGAGTGGCGCAGCAACCTCGACAGATACCAGCTTAAGAACATAGACATCCCCGGCTTGGCTGACGATGAGACGGTGCTGATATCCCGCATATACCCTATGGTGCGGAAGATTATCGCCTCCATCGCATTCAACTATCCTGAAGTATTTGTAAGAATCGAAGACACCGAAGATATCGGCTCCGAAGGGCTGGAGGATATCCTCAATACTGCCGCCAACGATGTCATCAAGGTGATGGATGTACGCAACGAGGTGCATCAGGGCATCTTCGACGCCATCTTCTGCTACAGGCCGTGGTTCAAGATTGAATATAACAAGCCCGGATACGATACCTTCGGCGTCACCAGCAACAACGAGATGGAAGACTTCCCCTGCGTCTTCCGCATCGACCCCTTCAAAATCCTCATCGACCCCAACGTCAAGCCTCACGACTATACCACCGCCTCAGACATCATCGAGGAGATGGACATACCGGTAAAGAGGCTCCTCAACGACAGCAGATTCAAACATGCCCGAACAGAGATAAAGAACCTCGTCAGCGAGGGGGGCAGCGACGACTTTGAAAAGACCTTTGGTCAGGACATGGAGCCTGAGCAGAGGACAGAAGACCAGGAAGCGCGGGAAGAAGCACAGCGTCTGGCAGGAATCGTCAGGTGCTATGAGGTCCACGACAGAATTCGGGGCCACCGCAAGTTCTTTGTAAAGGGAATAAAAGATCCTATTGAGAACATCAGCCATCCCTTCCTTCTCCGCGAAGCTGTAAGGCGCACTGACCCCGCAACAGGGGAAGAACTGTCCGTAGACTACGTCAGGCCCAGTGACGAGAACGGGGAGATGCCCGAAAGGTTTCTCCTCAAGGGTGGGTTCCCCTACTTCACCCAGGCTCTGGATCTTGGCGACAGCTTCTACGGTAGGGCTATAGCGTCCTACGAGGAGCAGATAGAGTCGATTATCATGGACTCCCTATCTCACCGCGCAGACAATTTGGCGCGCTTAAAACGCGTTATAATCGGTGACGAGAGGGCCAAGGAGAGAGACAGCAAGCTACCCACAAGCCTCAAGAACGCTCAGGACAGCAGCATCGTATGGACCTCGCCCCCACCGGGAGGAAGCGTAAGGGATGTGCTGGCACCCGTAGATTGGGGCGCACCACAGCCTGACCAGATACAGCTTGAGCGTGACGCACTAGGCTATGAGAGTCAACTCATAGAAGTAGAGGCACGGGGAGGAAGGACAGCCACAGAGTCAGCCATAAACGCCACGACATCAGAACTCAACAGGGAGTGGATGCAGTCTATGCCCGTAAATGTCTACGGGTGGATCGTCTCCTCCTCCTTCGACATTATGGCTGATGAACGCTACATCCCCGAAGAGTGGTATGTCAGCCAGAGGAAGCGTGGCTCCGTAGATGCACAGGTAGCGATACAGGCACACTGGCTGCGGGTAAAGAGGCGCGTGACAATAGGGGCGCACTCTATGTCTCCGTTTGCAGAGCAGATGCAGAGGGACAGCATCATGGGCTTTGTAGACAGGTTTGCCAATGACCCCTTCTTCGACGGCAAGAAGCTACGGATGACGGCAGCACAAGCCTTTGACTTCCCCGATCCTGAAGGGCTGTTCAGGAAAGAGCAGAACCTGGATGCCATTAGGTCAGCACAGTTTGAACTGGTATCCCACATCCTGATGGGCGCACAGATTAACCCTGTTCAGGGTGAAGACCACAATACCCATATGATGGTGCAGAACCCACAGGCGGTATCACAGATGCCACAGTTTATGAATATGCTACCGGCACAGCAGCAGCAAGTGATACAGCTATGTGAGCAGCACCTACAGATGCATCAGGAAATGATAAGCCAGGAGGCATCGGGAACAGGCGGACCACGGGCCGTGAGCAAGCCTGACAGCGTAGGCGGCGCAACGGGAATTATCAATAAGGTCCGCGCAGATGCACAGGAAAATGCCAACCTTATCCAGACACAGCAGAAAGATGCGGGAGTGATATGACCAAAGCCAAGAAGGCCAAGAAAGCAAAGAAGGTTGAAGCCCCCAAGCCTGAGAAGACTACGGAGACATTTGGCGTATACAATGTCGTCAGGGTCCGCGATGAAGGTGGGCGACACTGGGAAAAGCAGCTGGCGGGAAACATTGAAGTAGACCTTTCTGCTTTGGACGACAGAAACAAGCAGGCAGTAAAGAACGCACTAGAGAAAGCCTTGGGAGATATCTAGTGCCTGTCCACGATTTCAAGTGTGAATGTGGCAACGAGAAGAAAGACCTGTATTACTCTTTGGGTGAGATACCTCGCTATCTGAAGTGTGAGTGTGGCAAGAGGATGTATCAGAACTGGGGCAAAGGGTTTAACAAGAAGAGGTCACTGACATCTATCCTTGGCCCCAATGCCAAGTATCATCCACAAATAGGATACGACATTGAGATAGAATCTCCCGATCACTACAAGCAGCTTCTTAAAGAGTATGAGATGGAAGAGGCTGACGACACAGTGAGAGGGACAAGGAACTGGCATGAAGAAGAAATCAAAAAAAGGGAGGAACGGCAGGAAGCAACACAGGCAGTAGGAAGTATGGCAACAGAACAGCAGATAAGAGAAGCACAGCAGACAAAGGGCGAAGGACTTTTATAGGAGAGTAAGATGGCTGAAGAGATGGACACTGCACAGGCTGACGCAGCGTCTGCACCAGAACCAGATGATTTTGGCGACTCTTTTGGCGAGAACCTCGACCAGAACACTGTTGGTTCACAAGCAGACACTTCCCGTGGTCAAGACAGTACCTCCAGCTTTTCCTTAGATGGACTTGACTACCGCAGACAGTCTCTCGATGACATCCCGGCAGATGCACAGATATCAGCACGTGACGCATTTGCCCATGCACAGAGAGCCGTTAAGGATGCGGAAGCCAAATCCACGCAAGCAAGTTCCGAATATCGGGAGCTTGCCTCAGAGTTAGAAGCGCAGAAAGCTCGCTTCGACGCATGGGAGAATGGTCAGCAGGGAGAACCTGAACCTGACGTTCCTTCCCTTCCGGGTCAGGAACTGGATCAGGTAGCAAGCAATATGGGGTTTGACCTGTCTACGGCAACAGAGCAGCAGCGCAGTTCTTTTGGTGTCGTCAGTCACATGATTGAACACCATCCAGCAGTCCAGCAGATGCAAGAAGTGCAAAACCGCCTGGACGCTATCGAACAGAATGCTGGCCTAGCCTCACAATATGTCCAGGGTCAGCAAGATCAGGCATATGAGGCTGAGTATAATGCCGCCGTAGAAAGACACGGAGAACAAGCTGTAAACACTTGGCTGAATACCGCAGCCCTGTTGCGGGGCCAGCAGTCACCAACAGGAGGAACCTTTACTCTTGGTGAGGCACTGGACCGCGTGATTAATTCACAGGCAGGGCAAGAGTCGGCACAGCTGAATGAGCAGGCTACAACAGCACGACGAACTGCTCGTTCTACCGCTTCCGGTGTTCCAAGTACTACAGACCTTGGGCTTTCCGATGGCGATATCTCCGAAGCGGATTACAATGCTTTCTTTCAAAGAAACTTTGGATAGCAAGACGGTATAACGGGAAGGACTTGCTCAACACACAAGGAGTAGGTCCGTGGCTGCAACATCAACGACAGAAACATGGGATGCGGCGTGGACGCTTACCCTTCGCAAGAATCGTAAGCGACTCACCGACAACATCTTCGACGAATATCCGCTTCTCGCGGCCATGCGTAAGAGTGGCAAGGTCGAGATCGAGGACGGCGGGAAAGAGTTCCAGGAAGATGTAATGTATGCAAAGAACAGCGGTACGTGGTTCTCCGGTTATGACACGGTGAACACTGCGGCTGTTGACGGTATCACGGCGGCATTTTACGTGCCCCGTTATATCAGTGTTCCAGTTACAATCTCTATGACGGAAGAGGTAGAGAGCAACGCTGTTGGCTCCAAGAAGCTTCTGGAAGCCAAGCAAGACCAGACGATGCTCACGGCCCGTGATTCCGTTTCTTCGGCAATGTTTGGTGCTACGTCTGGCAAGATCATGCTTGGTCTTCAGGACATCATCGCTGACAACCCAACTTCGGGCACTGTCGGTGGCATCAATCGCCAGAATGAGTCGTGGTGGAGAAACCAGTACTCTGCAACCTCAACAACGTTCCTGACGCAGACGAAGACGAATGTCTTCGACGGCTGGGAAGCTCTGGGTGCGAAGTACAACGACTGTTCTTCCGGTAACGATCAGCCTGACATCATCGTCACCACCCTCGCTCTGATGTCTGACGTTGAAGCGTCACGCGCAGGGCAGGGTTACACGACACTGGTCGATGGTTCTGGTACCCGCAATCAGCTTGGTGAAGTTGGAGACATCAAGTTCAAGAAAGCTGTCATCGTCTCTGACCGTGACTGCGCGGCAAGCCACATCTACCTGATCAATACCAAGTATCTCAAGCTGAAGGTCATGTCGTCGCTGAACTTTGCGAAGACGCCCTTCAAGGAAAATACCGATCAGCATGCTAAGGTCGCACACGTGGTCTTTGGTGGGCAGCTTACCACCAACAACCCGCGTCGCCTCGGTGTTCTGAGTAACGTTTCATAACCTTGCTCCCAAGCCAATGGGAGTTCTACCCTGCCCATAGGGGAAAGGAATAACTAGATGCCTCAGTATATCGATGACAAGCACACCGTTAATCGTATTGGCGGAGATGCAAACCAGGGGATTTATGAAGAGTCCTCGACGCCGAAGCATTCGATTGGCGAGAAGCTTGAGTTCAATGATGGCCGCGTTTTCCGGTATGCATATACCGCTGCCGCTATCAACCGTGGTCTCCTTGTCAGCCAGGATGTAAGTGCTACAGCTATCGTCGAATCGAACGGTAAGCTGACGGCGGCGGCTGCCAATGCTACGGAAGTTACATACACAGACTCCGGTACTGTCGGTTCCGCTACAGAGAACCAGTATCAGGGTGGGTATCTGCACATTACCGATGATGCAGGCGAAGGCCATCAGTATCGCATCAAAAGTAATACCGCAGCAGACAGCAACGCGATCACGTTTACCCTCTACGATGGCTTGGCTGTTGCCGTAACAACGGACACAGACGTAGCAGTCACGGGTAACCTCTGGTATAACGTCGTCGGTGCTACTGCCGGGACAGATTATATCGTCGCAGGCGTAACGCCTATTTCGTTGTCAGCCAACTACTACGGTTGGGTGCAGACGGCAGGCATTGCGACAGTCCTGGCTGATGGCTCGATTGCTATCGGAGATAACCTGACGCTGTCTGATGGTGTTGCTGGTGCCGTGCAGTTGAAGGACGCAGAGACAGAGCCGCTCGTTGGCTTTGCTACATTTGCCCCGGATGACACCGGACACGTTGGTGTCGCTATCCAGGGTCTTGTAGCGTAAATATCCCTTACCGCCTAGTGCCAAGGGATTTAGTGGGGGTGAGGTAACCTGTCCTTCCCGCCTCACCCCCACTTTTAAAAGGGAAGGTGGAGAGGACAAATGCAAAAAGACACAGAAAAGGCTCCTAACGATGCAGGCTTTGACGCTCTTATAAATCGTCTGTCTGCATTGGAAGACGCTAACAAGTCTAAAGACGCACAGATTGCAGTGCTGAATCAGCAAGTGTCTGAGAGAAGCACACGCATCAGGACGCCAGAACTTCGTCGGAATCGTTCCAGGGCAACAAATGAAGAGGTGCGCGGTATTGCCAGAGCAACGGGAGGGGCATCTCACGAAGATTTTGAAGATGGGACACCGTGGACACCATCGCACCCTGATTGGGTGCTGGAGTCATATCCCGTAGAGAAGCACGAACTTGTGCTGACGCTGTATAAACAGGCGTGGCTGGATGGACATCCTATTCAGAACCTGGACCAACTACAGGAACTGGTATACGCCTACGAAGAAAATAATGAGATCCATTATCCACAAGATAATGCAGAAGCTCATGCGGCGGAGATAGTTGGGGCACAGTGAACGAAAACATTCACCAGAAAGACTATCTCTACAGAGCACGTAGCGGAGACAGATCCTTTCAGGGACATGTTGATGCAGTAGGATATACGGGTGATGGTAGCATTTTAAACTTCACTCAGCTTGTAATAACGGCGAGGTCAGACACACCATCTGACCCGCCGTCTAATACTACGGTAATCTGGTTGGATTCAGGGACAGGAGATTTAAAAGCAAAGATTACCAATTCTAGTGGTTCTACTAAAACTGGAACAATACTGGATTACTCAGCTATATGACCCTGACAAAACTTATGCAGCTGGGCCTTGCGAGAGCAGGGCTGAGTACCTCAAATACGATCTTTCTGGATCGGGCCAGAGACTACTTTAACGAAGGCACTAAAGACCTGGCACAACGTCACGATTGGCGGTGGCTTATCAAGTCATCGACTATTACGACTGCGGACGGCACAAAGACATACTCACTAGCGGCAGATGTTCTCAAGCCTCTTATGTTTGTGCATACCACAGACGATGTGACAATGGCGATGGTAGATATCCAGGAGATGATTCAGGCTGACCCCGACAATGATGAAGAAGGGGCCAGCCGTTTTGTCGTTGTAAATGGCATCAACTCATCTACCGGATACTGGGAGGTGGACCTCCACCCTATCCCAGACGCAAATAGTGAGACGATAACCTATCACTACTTTGCATTTGTTCCTGACAAGACAAGCAGCAATGACAATACGGACTTGGCCTCAACGATGCCTGAGTGGGCACAGTGGGCTATGGTTCACTTTATTGCTGCTAGATACAAAGGGGAGAAAGGCGACGAGCAGGGGGAGACAAACGACTTCAACAGCTACCTCTTTGCTGTGGAGTCCAACATCAAAACCGATGAAGCTCAGGATGGCAACGAGCACTATCGGTTCCCTCGACGCGGTAGCACTTACCA